CGGTATCGCCGATTCGGATTATCTGTACCAAGACGGGAGCGGTGTGCGACTTCAACGGAATCAACGGCAAGACGGACGACGATGTGACGGCCACAAAGGGATATACACCGCCCTTTCGCACAATCGCCATGTGCATACTGGATGAGGCGGATCAGGTCAAGCACCCCAATCACATTACGGCGTGGGAGTCCACGGCGGTACGCTTTCTGCTTCCTCACGGCAAGATGGTGTTTGCATACAATCCGCCCATGTCCAAGAGCCATTGGGCGCACAAGTTCTTCGGAGACAAGATTAAGAACGGAGCGACGCGGATCTATGCGACCTGGGAAGATATCCGTACACTGCTCAATCAGAAGACGATCGACATCATTGAGAAGTTCAAGAGGGATGATCCCGAGTACTACAAGTACTGGTATCTGGGCGAGAGCGTGCTGTTCCGCGGCATGGTGTATCCGCAGCTGCGGCGGGAGAAGCACATCACGAACATCTTCAAGCTGCTGGCCGAGGGGGACAAGGTCTCCGAGCTGATACTCGGGCTGGATGAGGGCACGGTGAACGACAGCACGTGCGTGACGCCGCTCGCCATCATGTACAGCGGCCGGGCGGTAGCGCTGGACTGTTTTGAGAACGATCCTCTGATTGCGGGGCAGCAGGCGCCGACAGAGCAGTCGAGAGCGCTTCTCAAGTTTCTGACAGAGCTATTAAACAAGTTTCCGTTTCTGCAATATGTGCCGCGCCGCTGGATCTTCGAGTGTGCAGAGGGCGGGCAGATGCTGCGGCTGCAATTCATAGCCGACACGGGCGAGGAGTGCCTGCTGGTGGGAAATAAAAACGTATTAGGCGACGTCAAGCGCGTCAGGAGTATGCTCAGCGAGGGGATACTCCTTTTTCATGTGGACGTGAATGTCAACACCATGCAGCTCATCGAGGATATGGAGAACTATGTCTTCGACGAAAAGACAAATCAGATCAAGAAGGATCAGAGGGACGACACGATCGACAGCCTGGAGTATGCGACAAAGCTGTACTATGACGCGCCCCTGCAAGTAGAATAAGGAGAGTGATACCATGGCAGAACCGACAACGGCGGTAAGCAACGCGCCGAGCCGGACAATCTTTGCGCCGTTCTTCAAGGCGCGCTGGCAGAACATGCAGAACATTGTCAATGACAGCGTGTTCTATGATCTTGTACCCGAACCGTATCTGACGTACTATCAGGCATTTATCCGGCAGTGGACGCAGTGGTCGCAGGGGTTTGTTCCGGCGTTGCACAGGCAGGACTTCTTTTCCACCGGTATGGGGTACACGGTGTGCGATATCTTTGCGCGCGAATGCATGAACGGAGGCTTCCGCTTTGCCAGCGACGATTCCTCGCTCAAGGCGTTCATTGAAAAGTGGGCGGCTAATGACCTCAACAACATCTTCAACAAGATGTTTTTCTTCTCCAACGCGGGCGGGAATGCCTTTCTCTCTCTGACGCCAATTGACGGCGACGCGTTCCCGTCCGTCATTCCCATCAATCGCCTGTACTTTCAGATCGGGCGGCACGGGGAAGTCACGGAGGCGACGATCTTCAACCGTTTTACGGCGGGAGAGACGGCCTACTATGCGCGGGAGCACCGGATCATGTATCGCGGCCGCCCCTATTATCGAGTGGAGCTGGCGGAGGGGACAATCGTCACCTGTCCTTCGTTCTCGACTTCGCGCATTCAGACCGTTCCCGAGAAGATCGAAATGCAGTGGCGATATGCCTATGGGACAATCGAGCCGGGTGTATGGTATGAGCTTCCCTTCAAGACAATCGGCCTGTATAACGTACGGAACAAGTCTGTGGCCGTGGCGCTCTCCGATCTGCCCGGATATTCGGACAGCTCGCTGCACACGGCACTCGATATCCTGTATTCGATTGACTATAACTACACGCAGGGGCAGCTGGATCAGTATTTGGGCAAGTCGCGTGCGATTATCCCCAAGCAGTACCAGACAGCGACGGTCAGGGGCAAGCCGCTCGTGGTCAACGGGCAGTCGTTTATCGAGGCGCTCAACCAGCGCGCGCCGGAGCTTCTGGACACGTTCTACAACGAGATTGAATCGGGCGACATCAACGGCACGCCGGTTCGGCCGACGTTCATGCAGCCGGATCTGCGAGGGGAAGCGCACAAGTATATCCGAGACGCGGATTTGGAGCTGTTGTCGAGCAAGGTGGGGCTGTCCTCGTCCACGCTGGCAAACCATCTCAGCTACAACACGAGCAAGACGGCGACCGAAGTGCGCTCCGAGCAGGATACGACGGAGACCAGCGTCAACAACAAGCGGGCGCTGGCAAGCAAGGCGATCAATGCCATGCTGGCCGACACGGCGCGATTCTACGGCTTCCGGTCTCGCGTCGAAATCGAATGGGGCAGAGCCGGCGTCAACACCTCTACCGAGAATCAGGAGCTGCTCGAGGACTACAGGGCGGGAACGCTTCCTATTCGTCACTATCTGAAGCGTCGCTGGCCTGACCTGTCCGAGGAGGAGATCGAACAAATGGCGCAGGAGATCGAAGCGGAGAAACAGCAGCAGATGAGCTTCGGAATGCCTGAATATACGGAGGATTACAGGACATGACGAATGCGATTCGCAGGGATCCTCTCAACCCGCAGGCAGAGGCGTTGCAGGACGCGCAGACCGAGATCAAGCTGCTGATGAAGGAGGCGCTGCTCAAAGGGCTGTCGCAGTCTTTCGTGAGCGGTCGGGTTCGCCAGATCGTCAAGCGTGCGCTCGCCAAGGTGCGCAGCCCCACCCTGCGCGAGGACGCAAGGAAATCTCTGACGCAGTTTGCACGGCATGTCTATGCGGAAATGCAGCGTCGGCTGTCCTATGCGGTGATCCTTGCCGCCCTGATCGTGACGGGCAGAAGACCGGCGACGCAAAAACAGAAGCGGGACGCGCAGAACGTGATCCGGCATGCGGGCGTAATTCCCCCGACAGCCGATCCCGAGGCCAGTTCCCCGGTGGATGGGATTGACTATGCGACTTATCGCGGCGGGCGCAGGTATATGGAGCGTGTGACCAAAGCCATGACGCAGCTTGCAGACGCGCGGGCAATGGACCCGAACGATGTGTCGGGGCGCAACAGCCTTCGCAATCTGGCTGAAATGCAGGTGCGCTACGAGGCGCAGCAGAACGATATCGAGAGCTTTCGGGCGCGCGGTATCAAGCTGGTGATCTGTTCTTCGCACGCGGACTGTTCGGATCGCTGCTATCCCTGGCAGGGCCGTGTTTACAGCCTGGACGGGACGAGCGGAAGGACGGCGGACGGGCACAGCTTTGTTCCGCTGGAAAACGCCACGGACAGGTTTTACACGACGAAGAGCGGCCGCACATACAAGAACGGGCTGCTGGGGTTCAATTGCCGGCACGTGCTGTCCGAGTACCGGCCTGGCATGACGGCTCCGCATGTGAGCAGGAAGGTTCAGGAGCAGGAATACGCGGTTAACATAAGACAGCGGGAATACGAGCGCGGCATCATAAGGGCCAAGGAGCGCGCGCTGATGTACCGGAGTATCGACCCGTCCCGCGCGAGGAGATACAGAGAAGAGGCTTTGCGGCTCAATCGCGAGTATATTGCGTTCAGCAAGGCACATGACAGGGCTTACTATCCCGACAGAACCAAACTACTTTAATCGAGCAGACATCGAATGCGGTGCCTGCTTTTATTATGCCCTGAGCAGGGCGGAAAAAGGCTTGGAGGAATCCGTATGGCATTCAGAGATTTATTCTGCAAATTCAAAAAGAAAGAGAAGGAGGAACAGGAACCGATGGCAAAGACCGAGGAAGAGATCGAGAAGGCAAAGGAAGACATCGAGGAAAAGGGTCCCGATTCCCAGACGGAAGAGGACCGCGTCGATGAATCTGTCGCCGCTCAGGAGAAGGCCGAAGGCGACGAGGATTCGCAGGACGCAAAGGATCGCGTGGACGAATCCGAGGGAGAACAGGAGGCAGAGGAAGCCCAGGAAAACACCGAAGAGGAGCCCGCCGAAAAGCACACAGATCCCCTTGAGGAGGTCACACAGCGCATGAGGGAGATTCTCTCGCCGATCCGCGAGGATATCGCCGTTTTGCGCCAGGAGCTAGAAGAACTCAAGCGTTCGCCCAGAGAGGCGGACACCGCGACTGCGGACAAGCTGACCGCGCTCGCTAACAGATTTGAAAATTAAGGAGGATATATCAAAATGGCAAATGTCGTATCTACTTACGGAACGACCGAATCGTTCGTAAAGTCAGCACTCATGGGGCTGGGCGCGACCCAGCAGGATCCCAACGGAAGGTTTTACCTTGACGGAAACATGGTCAACGTGGAGCTTTCCCAGGTCATTGCGGAGGCAATCTACATTGAGGAGATCTTCCGCGAAGGGCAGTCGGTGACGGGAAAGTACACCACGGACAGAAAGGCGGGCGCGGTGCGCGTCATGCTCGACACGCCGCTGCCGTCTACCTCGCGCACGACCTCGTACGGCGGGCGTCCGGGCACTCCCGGCAATGGGGGAGTCATTAACGTCAATCCGCCTCTGCTGCCTTCCAACGACGAGTTCATGGTCTATCTGAACCAGGTCAACGACCAGCAGATGCTCTTCCCCGATCTGGGCAAGGAATACGTACCCCTCGACGTCATGGCGCAGAAGATCGCGGGCTATGCCAAGGCCGTTGCCCAGGACAGAAGCGCGTCCACGCTCGCAGAGATCATCGCGTACGCCGTACTGCGCTCCCTCAACGCGGGCGACAATCTGGTGAACTATGACGATCTGACGGCTGAAAATGCTTACGCAGAGCTGATCAACGATATCAACTCGCGCATGGACAACGGCGACCCCGCGCAGGGCGCGTTCACCTATGCGACGCAGGGCAGAACCATCATCGGTCGCCCCAAGTTCATCAACAACATCTTCTCGCGCAAGTCGGGCGTCATCATGCAGGGCGGCGATCTGGCGCAGGAAATGCTGAGAAGCTATGATCTCGACCGCAACATGTCCGACCGCGACTATGTGGGAACGGGCTACAAGGGATATGCGATGCAGTTCCACTTCCAGTCGGCTCCCGACTACATCTGGACTTTGGCCGAGAAGTATCTGGGACTTGCTGTCGGTGCGCTGGCAAACGTATCAGCAATCGCCGTTTCGTTTGAGGCAACGGCCATGGGCCGCGTAGTCGATCTGGGCGTCAAGATGATCGATGCCAACGAGGTGCGCGGTATCAAGGCGCAGCCTCTCAATATCTGGGGACACGAAGCTTTTCGTAAGTCCTTCCTGATCGGCGACAGCTCCATGGACAACGATTACTTCACCGGCCTGGGCTTCACTGCGGCAGACAGGAAGTACCCTGTTCATCCGGGCGACCTCAACAACGCAACCGACCAGGTCATGGTTCCGGTATACGGCACGGACGACGCGATCGTCGGCTACAAGGTTCTCGCGGAGGCTCCCCAGCCCAACGGCGGCAACTTCCAGAGCGGCGTGAAGAAGGTGGCCGCACCCGTATTCTCGCCCAACGGCGGCTCGTTCTCCGGCGCGTCCCAGAGCGTCACGGTGACTTCTGCGACCACAGGCGCAACCATCTACTATACCACGGACGGAAGCACACCGACTTCCAAGTCAACCAAGTATTCGTCTGCTATCTCCGTGACTGCTACGACTACGGTCAAGGCAATTGCGATCAAGGACGGCATGGCGCCTTCCAAGGTCGTTTCCGCTACGTTCACCAAGACGGGCGCTTAATTCATCATGAGGGCGTGGAGACACGCTCTCACGTGCCGGCAAGAGCTATGGGCGGTGCAACTCCGCCGGTCGGCGATACGGAGGTTTTATGAGTAATCTGGTTTTCCCTCACAATGACGAGGATATGGAATATGACTATCGCTTTCATCGCTATGTTTTGACCAAGAACGCCGCGGCCAAGTACAGGGATCCCGATATGGTGTTCGGCGACGATATCCGTTCGAGAAGGATCCTCAATCAGCTGTCGCAGCAGCTCTACGCATGGATCCGGGAAGTGACCGGCGGGGAGAGCTGGAACTATGTGTTCGTGGAGTGGGCGCTTGCCACGCAGCCGCAGTACAGGGACATGGTGTATGAAATGCTCTTCAATATGTACGTCGGAGCGGTGGACAGCTCCATGCACAAGCTGCCGCACCAGCACGGCGTCAACGTCAACAAAGGTACCGCATTGGAAGCAAAGGCCTTTTCGCTTGCGAACTCGATCGACCACATGACGAAGTCGATCTTCTACGGCTCCGATCTGTATACGGCTCTGAAAATTCCGTATGAGCCCATACAGTACCGGGTGGGATATTGAGGAGGAGATCATGGCGTTACCTTATGCAGAGTTTTTTACCGCTGTCCTTAAGCGCAGAGAGCTGAACGGACAGATGTATGCGGGAATCGGACAGCCGTTTTCCTGCATGATGATCAGCGATACGTCCGCTTATCGCTCACAGCCTATGATCGGCATGATCACGGAAAAGGCAGAGGCGTATATTCAGACCTCTGCGGAGATCTTCTTTCTGGTGGACGACAAGATCGAGATCAACAACACGGTCTATCTGGTCGAACAGATCGCCTGTCTGACGTCCGGCGTGTACGGTCTGGGCGTGGATGAATTGACGTTTGAGGCCGCGCAGTTGCGGTTCCCTAAGGTGCTGTCTTTGAGAGCAGGCGGGGCCATGACGCGGGCGTATATGATGCGCGACCGCAATCTCGACATGGAGAAAGAGGGACTATGAATAACATCCAGAGCCTTGCGCCGTTTGTGTTGCAGGTTGCCGCCATGCACACACCGTTTGACAGTACCACGAGAAAAAAGACGACGCACGATCATCTGCGGTACGGTGGCCTCACATTGCAATATCTGCCGAACGGGTTTTCCATTACCTGGGGCGCAAATCCCAAGTTCTACTATTGGAAATTTCTAGAGTACGGCACGATTTTCTCCCGTAAGCACGAGGGCTTTATCCGGCACACGATTGTCGACGCAATTCAATCGATTGCCGACGCGCTCGGCGTAAGCCTCAAAGTCAACGAGGTTTCGCCCATTGACGTGCAGGAGTGGAAGCGCGATTCCCTGACGCGGGCGCAGGCTAAATATCCCAACCTCATGACAGAGGATTATCTGTCATGGACACGGAGGAAGGTATGATAAATATTTTTGATCTGGCGGAGTACTTTCAGACGCTGCTCAATGCCAATAATTACGGCCTGGAATTCGAAGTGCATACGCCGCTCGGATACAGGGACGAGATGAACGAGATCAACGCCGGCGCAGTCGAGTGCTTCAAGGCAAACAAGATCTATACGCTGATCTATAACCTGGAAACAGATTACAGTCCTATTCCAGGCGTGCGTTCTTCTTCCGGACGCTTCATGATAACCTGTTTTACGCAGAATCGCCTTGTGGAATTCCAGCCAAAGACGGGAAATGCCGTGAATAAGCTGGAATATGAATACGTGCTGGACGCCCTGGACGAACTGTTGACTTCTAAACTGATCGGCAAGGTTCTGCAAATCCCTGGGAAAAGCGATCGCATGGTCATGCTCCCGAATAGAATCAATCCCATTGATTCCGGCGAGGAATACGCGGCCAGAGTGATTCTTTTAAGCGGGACGATTAATATTGCCATGTCGGAGAACGGACTGTTCGGAAACGATGTCCAATATCAGCTCAAGGCGATTGGTGAAGAGACTTTGGAAACTCCGCTTTCTCTCTATCCGGTAAACAGGAGCTATATGCAGGAATATCAGCCCTCAGCGTTTCAGAATATCTCTGAAAACGAGGCGTCCTCGATCATCATGCAGAACAATAACGCCATAGAACTGGGATTTATTTATACCTCGGAGTACGAGGATCTATTTAAAGCCATGCTGGCAGAGGATGGACAGCCCAAGCAGAATGTGTTGTTCCGGATTACAACAAGTATAGGCACACTCATTACGTTTGAGCATGACTATATTCTGTCAAATTTCAGCATGGACGCCAGCCTGAATAGTCTCATCAGTTTTAGCGGTTCCTTTGTCCGCGCAAATGAAGGGATAGGAGCGACAGTATGAATTACGCAAATTACAGTTCTTCTTCCAAGTTTACCCTGGAAATCATTGCGCCGGATCAGGTGCCGGATCCAAACTATCGGGGGTTGGGATTAAACACTCCTGTTGGCGCAGGGGCTGGCTATAATAAGATAACTTCCGGGCACATGCTGCTGACTCAGGATAAAAACATTGTACCGCAGATGGACCTGTTTCCGAATGCTGGAAAATACGCACGGCAGGTTGCAGGCGGGGTTGCGGCAATGGCTCTGCACACGGGGATTTCGATCGCTTCTAAATCTGCTGGATATGCCGGAAACTACATTCAGCAAGCGAGAATCAATGAGACGATGGCGTTTGCAACAAGGTTCGGAGCTTTGGGTGCATCGTTCATGACCGGCAATCCCGCAATCATCGCGCTTGCCACAATCGGAACAGGCGTTTCCATTGGTATGAGCGTGTGGGATTATCACGAAAAGATCAAGATCGAGAATCTGTCTGCAAGCTATCAGGCGAGCTATCGTGGCGCGCGCATGAACGCAGGAAAGGTATAAAAAGGGCGAAAGTCTAAAAACGAAATTGCCAGAAAACATTATGTTTTTCCCTACTAGTTCATTTGTGAGGAGATTGAAATGATTAACAACATCACATTGAAAATCGGGGATATTGATATTCCTCAGAAGCAGATTGCTCAAGGCTTGTCTATGATCGACGCGCTCGATGAAACCCTGGACACGGCTACTGTTATTATTGTGCCCGCCAAGCGTCAGGAAGTGTTCCCCATGTGGGAAAATGTCTGGCTGACGATAGGGGAGACAAAGCGTTCTTACATGATTTCCGAGGACAGCGTGGATATTATTTCCAAGCAACCGATTCTCTTCAAGCACACTGTTCAGCTGATTGAGCCGACCAAGTATCTGGATGTAATTCCGTGCGATAATCTAACATTCACAAAGCCGAGCAATCAGCTGTCATACCCAGATGATTTAGACGGCAAAAACGCCTCTCTGTGGCACGTTTTGCGGCGCATTAGAATGTGTGCTAAAACAAGGCTTGAAGGCTCTACAGAGCCCTTTCCGTTCGAAATAGACCCTGCTGTAGAGGACGAACTGAAAGGGATTGAAGCTCCTCAGTTCTTCCTGAATGTCGGCAACGTGCATGACGCGGTAAATCAGGTTCTGAAATATATTAACGCGATTGCCCGATGCTGGATTGCCGACGACGGAACGCTCATGCTGTCGTATGATCGGTTCAACAAAAGAAACAATCTAATCCCGAACGCCCAGCTCGATATCACAAAAGGCTATATCCTGAATTATGGTGCCTCACAGAACATTCAGGACTATGCTTCCGAGGTACAAACGTATGTCTCCAACCTCACCACCGACAGCGAGAACGCCGATCAGGCTGTTATTGTCTATCCAGGGCCTGATAATTGGGCGAGTGTAAGGGCGGAGGACGATAGTGGAGTTCTTACGACCGAAAATATGTGTATGCTTACTCCGAGCCCTATTTATAATGTTATAAAACTTGAGTTGTGGGCAGAAATTAATGAGGATAGAGGGTCTGTAGAAGGGGATATAACGAACTTTTTAGTAACCAAAGAAGTATATAAATCTTTACCAATAAAAACGGATTGGGGAAAACGAACTTATGAGGAAAATGGGAAAATCTATGTGGATTATTATGTTGTCAAATTAGGGAAAGATGCGGCGATTTGTTATGAATATTTAGGACAAATTATATCAGGATTTAGTGCAACATATAAAATAGGGATTGGAATTTTTTCTCAATCTGTAATAGATACAATTGTATCTGTTTTATATATGCAGCACTTATATATAGGAAACGATCACTATGGAGATCCAAATGAATCGGCTATTCATGTGGCAGAGCCAAGAAACATTTTATATCGTATCACCTTTGGTAGTACAATAGATAGCAGATTCGCTTCTACAAAAGATGAAATTTCCACTCGTGAAGCCATGATCAATGTCAATCAATCCACGAATTTGACCGATAATATTGCTCTCGGGCAAAATATGCAGGGTTTGGTACAGCGGCTTGGACAAGACGAAAGACTGTACACGGCAAGATTTAACGGCTATCAATATCTTTGGAATTTGGGAGATTATACCGAGGACGGATATATCGTGACGAAACGCGGGATATCTATCCATAATGACGCTGTAATCGGAAACATGACGCTGAATAAGAATTTCAATCGCCGCAGTCAGTTCCTTGATCTGGATTCAGAAATCCGTCAGTTCGTAATTCCGGCAAAAGAAAACAGCCTGACAAGACACAGCCTTATCAAGCAGTATGTATATTTTGGTATACAGGAGATGGAGAAAGGTTCGGGATATCTTTTTTCGGATAAATCCTTTGGTCTGTCTCTTACCAATATTGAGGATTATATTGAAAACTATAATCCTAACGTTTTTATGATTCAGTCTGATGATTTTTCCGGAAATATTGTCGGAGCCGTAGATTCAAAATCGTTTGGAAATTCAATAGCTTTCACATTCGGTTTTAATGATAATAGAGCAGCAGGGAATAAAGTATATGATTATAGTGATAAGATGTTAGAAGAAGCTGTTTTATATACCAATAATGGAGCATTACAAAAAGTTCAATTACAATTAGCAAATCGCATGCTTATAACAGATTCTTTGGATGATTCAGTAAAGTATGCAAAACAATTTCCGCTGTTTACAAAACCCAATGCGGCTGATTTATTGGAGCGCGTTATTACATCATATTATAACAATAAAATATATGAGATCAGCCTTTATAAGGATCCCGCAGAGATATGGCGTTGTACAGCTCAAATTCATTTTTTACAAGATCCGAATGAACAGGGCGAATTTATTTTTGGTAATGCATATGCTGAAAATCATTTGTGGATTCAGCAAATTAAGGACAAAAATCTTTATTTATACTCGTTACCGGTTGGGAAGAAATTTCAATTATATGATATGCTAACAATTCCGTCCGACGCGACGCGAATCGGGAAAATGCCTGCAACGCCATATAATTGGAATTCAGAAAGCGGGAGAAGTATAATTGATATTAGCAATCTGACGCAAAATTTGGAAGCGACGCAAAGTTGGTGTATAGGTGACGATACGACAAAGGAGCTGTACTTAGCATATAATCCAGCTGTTAATGCGGAAGTTGTTGCTGATAAAATATATATGACGTATTATGGGCAAAAAATAAGAGGAGGTTAATCCTCCTCTTTATTCGAAATCTTCTTTTTTTTATCAACTTCTTTTTCCGTTATTTCGGAAACAAGAGCACTGATCATAATTATGGTAGCAATGATAAAAAGCAGAGATGAAAACGCTGTTAAAAAAGGCATTAACTCTTTCATTTTTTGGCTAGACGGAGAGAATATAAAGACGAAAGACATAAAATTTGTAATAAGGGAAAAAATTCCAGTAACTATAAAGAACTTGAATCCTCTCATAATAACATTCCTCCTTTAAAAATAAGAGGGAGTAAAAATCGGATATCTAGGATTTTTCATGATAATCTTTCTCCTATAAGAGGTTAAATATGGCAATCGCAGAAATAGAAAAAATTTATGAACAATATTCTCTTACAGCAAGAGCAGAGAAGGAAATCAATAAAAACATAGACAAAATACAACAATGCTGATATAATGAAATTGCGGGAATTTAATAAATTCGAGGTGATTGTTATGTCGAAGAATGAAATGAGGGTGAAAGCCTTAGAGAGAGCAGCAGCTTCAAAGCCCACAAAGGAAAGTGCAACGGAATCATTCAAGAAATGCGGTATCATGAACAAGTCGGGTGAGATCAAAAAAGAGTATAAGGAAATATTCGTAAAGACTAACTGACCCAATAATAGACACAAAGAGGAAGTAGAAATTTCTATTTCCTCTTTTCTTATAAAATTTTATACTAAGATGCCGTAATGCGGCCCGTTAGTATAAAAAACGCTGGATTTTTATACTAAGGGATACTCGGCTGAGTGTCCTTTTCAATAAAAAAAACCGACCCTTTTTTATTCAACACTATTACCTATTGACAATATGGTATAATTATGGTACAATTATGGTATAATAATAATGGAGGTGCAATATGCCCAGAATTATACCAATTAAAGACCTGAAGAATACTGCTGATATTACGCGGACATGCATGGAGAGTAATGAGCCGATCTTCATAACCCGAAATGGCTATGGAGAAATGGTGCTGATGAACATGAAGCTGTATGAACAAACAATGGCGAAGCTGCATGTAGCATCGCTATTGAATGAATCTTTGGACGAAGTAGAGAACGGTGCAGCATTACTTGATGGTGATGAGCTGTTTAACGAGTTGAGGAAAAGGTAATGTACGCGCTGAAATTTTATCCGAAAGCTAAACAGGATTTAGTGGATATTTATGACTATATATCCAGGGAGCTTGGCAATCCTGATGCAGCGCAGAAACTGTTAGATGCTTTTGAGAAAGGACTGGTACAGGCTCGTGAAATCCCTTTCAGCTGTCCGAAGATTGTAAATGTTCCAGTTAAGAATAAGGAGATCAGGAAACTGATTGTAGAGAACTACATAATCTTTTATTTAGCTAATGAACAAGAGAAACAGATTGAAGTAGTCCGAATTCTATATGGCATGATGGATTATCATAAAATCTTGTAAAAAAAAAGAGAAAGCCCCTATGACTTCCTCTTTCGTACTATGCTTACAAGATAACACAATTATAGTGTAGAGTCAAGTGAATTTGTAAGAAATTTAAAATAATTATTTATTGCGAGAAAATATCTCTCTATGGAAAGAAAATAATTTGATAGAATGTCAAGGTAAAAAAAAGGAGCTTAATATGCTTGACTTCCTGTTTTGAATCATTTATACTCATTTCGTGAGAAAAAATCTCACGAATGAGCATAAATACTGATTTTTATTGGGTAAACTATATAGGGAGTACGAATTATGTTATTAAGTTTTTCAGTAGAAAATTTTCGTAGTATTAGAGAACGAATAACTCTCGACATGAGAAAAGACAAGATAAATGAGCATGGAAAAACTTTAATTAACAATGCAGTGCTGCCTTTAGCTGTCATATACGGACCCAATGGTGGGGGAAAATCAAATGTTCTTCTTGCCTTTTTAACATTATATAGTTTTATAATAAATAAAGCATATTCTGTTTATTATGCTGGCCCATTTTTGTTAGATAATGAATCATGTAAGAAACCGACAATATTTGAAACGATTATGGCTATAGAAAAAGAGGAATATCGCCATTATTTGGAAATAGATTTCCAAGCAGATAAAGTAATTTATGAGGAATTATATGTAAAAAGGCCAAATAGGAAAACAACAACAAAACTTTTTGTAAGAGAAAACAATGAGATTATATTTGGAGATGATTTAAAAAGATATATAGGGATGGCAAATAATGTCTCCGAAAAAATTTCTATGTTGACTTTTATGAATCAATTTTATCGGGATCCCATTGTAAATAGAGTATATAATTGGTATTATACTGTTATTTGCATGGCTTTTAACCAAGAGCAGTTAGAGCGTTTTTGGGGTATAATGGCTGCAATCAATGAAGATGCATTATATAAGAGTTTTATGAAAAAACTTTTGAAAGAAATGGATCTTGCTGTAGATGATTATGAATTGGAACGTTTGAACAATCAACAAGTAAAAATTAAAACTAATCACAGCATAAAAGGCGAAGTATATCAGTTTGTAATTCAACAAGAATCAATGGGTACGCAAAAAATATTTGCATTACTGCCTGCAATAACAACAAGTTTGATATCTGGAACCCCATTTGTTGTAGATGAATTAGATGCAAAACTACATCCAAAGCTACTCCGTTATATCATTGAGTTATATAAATCAAAAGAGTATAATCCGAAGGGAGCGCAGTTAATCTTTACTTCTCATGATTTGACAACAATGAATAATGAAGTGTTTAGAAGGGATGAGATCTGGTTCGCTGCCAAAGATGAAAATCAAAGCACAAAACTTTATTCCTTATCAGATATAAGAGATGAGGACGGAAAAAGACTTCGCCATGATGCGGTTTATAGCAAGCAATATTTAGAAGGAAGGTATGGCGCAGATCCCTATTTTAAGGCAATGTCTGAATGGGAGTCTTAATGATGAGAGGAGCAAATTGGCCTTCTTCCAGGCAGAGTACAGTTCGTAAAATAGGTAGCAATAATCTTATAATTTGTTGCGGTGAACAAACGGAAGTTAATTTTTTTGAAAAGGTATGCAGCGAAATAAAACGAAAAGATAAGACTAATGTCAATTTAAATTTTGATATCATACCAAATCCGGTTACCCCGTTGCAAATGACGCAAGATATTGAGAAACAATGTCTGATAGCACAAAGGAATTCTCGTCCATATCAAGATGTTTGGGTCGTATTTGACAAAGATGATTTTGAAAAGGATAATTTTGATAATGCAATATCAAAATTGGAGAAGATGAGTTGTGCGCGATGCCATGCTTTATGGTCGAACGAATGTATCGAACTTTGGTTTTTGCTGCATTTCGAATATTTAACCGCTGATATTTCCCGAAAACAATATAGAGAAAAGTTAACAAGATATCTAGGCGAACAATATGAAAAGAATAATCCACATATAATAAGTAAGATCTTAGAAAAAAAAGGAAAGATCTCGAATGCAATATCCAATGCAGATAAACTATTGACTTTACATAAAGGTAAAAGTTATTCGAATATGAAACCCGCTACAAATATGGGAGAATTCTTTAAAAAGTATCTAAAATATTTAGAAGATATGAAATAAGATGGCGATTTATTAAGGGACACTCGATTGAGTGTCCTTTTTCATACCCAAAAACAAGGAGGAGCACATGGCGATAGAACAGAAGTATATTGATATTCATATCAATGCAGACGGCAGTTTAAGAGAGAAGGACGTGGGAAATGTCTTTCAGTTCACGAACGATTTTATCGGGGTTCGAATGCTCAGTCCGTATTCCTCGGAAGATATCATTGCGTACATCAACATTCAGTTGCCGGACGGGACGATTCTGGGGGAAAAGGGAATGATGGCGGAGGCGTCTGTGGTAGAGGATGGTGAAACATGGTATCCGTTCATCTATGTGTTCCCTGACATCGTCACCAGCCAAAGCGGGAAGCATTATTCTTCTATGGTTTACATAGCATTCCGCATGCTGGATAAGGTGACGCTTGCAAGGTCGATTAACAGCGCGCTGATTCCGTTGACGATACAGCCGTCCATTCGCGGACTGGAAGCTCAAATCAATGATCCGACAGCATATCAGGAGCTTTTGGAGAAAATCAACCTTTTGTCCGTATCAAAGCAGAATGTGACGGATCCCACACTTGAGACGGACTCAAAGAAAGTTCCCGGGGCAATCAACGAGGTGAACGCGAAGGCGCAGCAGGCGGTGGATAAAGCCTTTGAAGCGGTCGAGACAGCAAACCGTGCGGAGTTGAATATCAATGCCGCTGTAGAGGCCGCAAATGAGGCCGTAGAGGTGGCAAGCGGCGTCGACGGGAAAGCGACAGAGGCTCTAGAGAAATCGGCAGAGGCAGCGGCAGACGCGGCACAATCGGCAGCAGACGCGGAAGCGGCTAAGAATGCGGCAGAGAGTATCAGCGGCACGGCGGAAGAGGCATTAGAGGTTGCGAACGAAGCTCTTGAGGCCGCGCAGAACGCCAATGTCAAGGTGGATAATGAGACGATCTTCAAGACGGAAGATCAGGTGATCTATCTCAATGAGGCGTACGCAGAATATCTAAAGCAGGTTACATACGATAATCCCACCATTACAACATTCACAATGACGCCGTCCGGGACTTCTGTAGAGGTGGGGACTACATACTCGCCGACAGCGTTCACGCACAGAGAAACAAATGTGAATAATATCTCCGGGAATTTGACATTCACGAGCAACCGGAAATCTGGGTATAGTTTAAGCGTAACGCCGTCTGCTTCGAGTACACAGGTCAGTCTTGCAGGAGAGGGCCTTGCGTACACCTTGGGCGCAAACGATTCTGTGACATTTACGCTTTCAGGAGAGAGCACGGAGAACACGAACCCGAGCGGAATGGACTTCTCAAAGACAGTGACGGTTTCCTCGTATTTCCCCTGTTATTACGGAGCAAACACTTCGGCGACAATCACGAACGTGACAGGCCTTACCAAGAAGAACAGCGGGACAATTGCCGGAACTTATACGATTGATGTTGCGGCAAATGAATATGTGTGGTTTGTGACGAGAGGAACTATTTCGAATGTAACATCCAGCAGGTTTGAGGTGCCGATGAATGAGCCTGTTACGGTCAATCTGACGTTCGGCGGGACAAGCTATGCATATAATGCCTACCGTATCGCAGGACAGGTGACAGTGGCGGGAAGCTATACCTATATCGTATCGTAAGGAGGACATATGGCTAATATTGCAATATTCGGAACATTACAGAACGTGACGGACGGAGCGATTGCCGAGGGAACGCAGATTGTCGGCGGGAGAATGTCGGTAGCGACAATAGCCGAACGCGACGCGATCCCCACAGGAGTGCTCAAGGACGGCACAGAGGTCTATGTGACAGAAACAAAGCTGACCTATCGCTGGAACGCCGAAAAGAGTGAATTTGTGGAGTTTACAAGCGGAACTAGATGGTGGACTACTATTCTATCTTTGAATACAAGTACAGGCGGATATAAGGCAGTGGCTTCATTGGGGGAAGAGTGGGCCGTTGGTGATTATGTTCTATCCAAATCAAGTGATTCTGACGGGTATTATGGCGTGGTTACAGGCACTGTCGTTGGGATAGAAGATAGTTATAATGTTCGGACAATAGGGCGCTTGTCAGGTGCTAATGGCGAGGAAGGGCTTGGCATGTTTACGACTACATATTATATCAACGCTTCTTCGACGAGCATACAGCTTTCGCAAATCAATATACCGACTGGAAGAAGTATAAAAGTCGGAGACTTGATTATGAATGAAGAGTGGGGATATACATTTAAGGTAACTGCTGTAAATAGCACGACCGCTACTATTTCATATATCACTACTCTTAGAGGACCCGCAGGAGCAAAGGGTGAGACAGGAAAAGCGGGTTTATCTATATTCACGTCAAGTCAGACAGGGACAACATCTTCCACAATCACACTGATATCTGATCAAATAAAACCTCTTACAGCTTTTGGAAGATCGATTGCAGCAAACGATCTGGTGCTAACTGCTGATTCAAATTTGTTTAGGATATTACAGTTTGGTGAAACAACTACACAAGTTGAGTTTGTACAAAGCCTTGCAGGGGAAAACGGGACTAAATGGTGGAATACGAATAAGGCATTAAACACAACGATCGGCGAGCCAAGCATTGTGCTGACAATGGATAAATGGAGCCTTGGCGATTTCGTAATGTCGACGAATGGATATTATGGAATTGTCACCGGACAAGGACTTGAAGGAACATATACTGTTACAACGCAAGGTAATTTAAACGGGCCTGGCGGAAGCAGCGCAACGCTTGTAATGATGAGTGTAGCAGATTCTGCTTGGAGTGCTCTGGTTGGAGATTATGCGCCGTATACTTATTATGCGACGGTAACGATTGAGGCTTTGTCGGATGCGACGGAATATACCATAGTCGAACTAATTAATAGCGATGCTGTTTTGTTCGCTCAACATGGGTTCGCAATTGGCAGTATTAGTGGAACTTCGTGTACTCTATACTCGATCGGTAAACCGACAAAATCAATGCCGGCGACATTTAGAATAGGAGGCTAAGAGCATGCCAATTATAAGTAATCCATTAACAATTGTACAAGCCGGGGAAAATATTGAAGATTATTCTGGTCCGTATACTGTAACGGAAAACGGGGTTGTTCCCTGTTCGAATAAACGTATGCTTTCTGATCTGACCGTGAATGTTGCTGCTGAAAGTCAAGACCCGGATGGAATTATAACGGCGTTAACGGACAATTCCGTTTCGGTCGGAATCAGTGGCGCGACGCAATTGTCGCAAGAGACAATCACGGACGAAAATGGAGTGTTTTGCAATATAACTGTATACAAGGTTTCTGCCGGTGTTACGGCGCGTGCGTCCAGCAGTAGCCCAGTGTTCGCAGAATTATATTATACAGATGGAAGTGGCACGTATCAAACAGAAAGCGTGACGGGTGGAACCTTTAATATAACATTAAAGAGTGGATATATAAAAGTAAAAGCGAATTAAAAAATGAAACAACGATTGATTCAAAAGCTACTAAATTGCTGCTATGATAATTTGAGAGGTAAAGATGATGTTAGCAAAGATACACGGAGGGGCACAGCATGCAAATCGAACATAAATATTTGGAAGTATATATAGAGAGCGATGGCAGCCTGTCCGCTCGTAATACGGTCAATGTATTTCAATATTCTAACGACTATTCCGGCGTTAAGATGTTCTGTCCATATGGTCATGACGAGGTAATGCCGTATATTTCGGTTCAGCTCTATAACGGCATGGTTCTGGAAGAGCGGACGATGGGATATTCGAATACAGAGATCGACGATGGACGAACCTGGTATGCCTATACATATCTCTTTCCCGAGACCGTGACCCGCCTGGCAGGCATGCGATATTCCACAAGCATATATCTGGCCTTTCGATTTGAGGATATCGTAAACGGCAGTACATTGCCTGTTGTAGCGACAACGACCAAGGTTCCGGTTACAATTCAGCCGTCATTGAGAGGGCGAGCCGGAGAAGTAACCGACAGCGAAGCAGCGAACCTGCAAAAGCAGATCAACGATCTTGCCGCTTCCATGGCGAAACCAATAGAACCGGCGACTGCGGACAAGCTGGGCGGGATCAAGGTAGGGGAGAGCCTGTCGATCATGAGCGACGGGACTTTGTCGGTAGATATCACAAGCGAGCAGTCGCCGATCAGGATAGCATTAGACGGGAAGGTTCCCAAGCAGCTGGATATCTTGCAGAAGGTAGTGGCACTGGATATCGATACTGTTGAGAAGCGGCAGCAGGGGAGTTTATATATCGACGTGAACGGCACGCCGAAATATATCACATTGGAGCAGGTCAAGGATCTGAACACAAAGATACTCAATGTGGACAGCCTTGACGATACGAGAATCTCGTCACTGTCTGACGGTGATTATGTATTTTTAAAAAAGGAGTAGAAACATGGCACAGAAAAGAATTCAGTATGTAAAGACATCGAGTGGAATTGAGAAGCAGCTTTATGCAAGCGCAGCAGACATTGTCGAGCTAGACCCTATCGAGGGAATGACAGCGACGAATGTACAGGATGCAATTGTCGAATTGCAGGATATTGCGGCGCAGGGCGGAGTTACGAGCGTAAACGGCAAGACGGGAGCTGTCACACTTACGAAGGTGGACGTCGGCTTGGGGAATGTGGACAATGTAAAGCAGTATAGTGCAAGCAATCCTCCCCCGTATCCTGTAACGAGCGTCGCGGGAAGGACCGGAGCGGTTACACTTACTAAGTCAGACGTCGGATTAGGGAATGTAACGAATGACGCGCAGGTCAAGCGTTCCGAGATGGGGTCTGCAAATGGTGTGGCGACGCTGGACGCGCAGGGGAAAGTCCCGTCTGCGCAGCTGCCGTCCTATGTGGACGATGTTCTCGAAGGTACATACGTCAATGCGACAACATTCAATGATCCCTCCGGGCAAGCGTACACGCCAGAATCCGGGAAAATCTACATTGATACGACAACGAACAAGCAGTATCGTTGGGGCGGGACGGAGTACGCGGAAATTAGTTCTTCACTAGCCCTTGGTGAGACGTCGTCAACAGCGTATCCCGGCGATAAAGGCAAGGAGAACAGAACCGCCATTATTAATCTTAGTGAAGAAATAGAAAAAACTAACACGTCTATTGACAGAATTGTTGAAGGAGGAGTCATAGTAGGACAGGCGAAGTATGCAGGTACTGCGAACAGTGCGACAAATGCCGATCATGCCACAAACGCTGATCATGCAACCAGCGCCGATACAGCGACAAGTGCTACTTCTGCGGACAAATTAAATACTGCGCGCACGCTCTCGCTCACCGGTGACGCAACGGGAAGTGCGTCATTCGACGGAAGCGCAAATGCGGCGATTCCGGTCACGTTGAAAAACAGCGGAGTGACAGCGGGAACATATTCAGTAACACAGGTAAACGCAAAAGGCATTGTAACGGCAGGGAATCAGCTGATCGAGTGGGGGACAAGCGGGCAGAAGGAACCCAGCGCGAATCTGGCGATCGGCGGTATCTTCTTTGAACTAGTCGAATAGGAGCGTGAAGTATGGAAAAATACAGGCAGAGCAGGAAGATAGACAGCGATGGAACAATGAGTGATTTTTGCATGCTGGCGAAGTATGACTGGAACGGGGACGAGATTGCCGCTACCTATGCCACGAAGGAAGATCTGGTGAATTACGTCGATACATCGTCAGATCAGACGATTAGTGGAGCAAAAACGTTTCTATCTAGTCCAAGATTTAATACAGGTTGCAGTGCAGGTATTGGTGGTGTGTCACTCAGTTCTGTAATGGGCGGGACGGTTAATCTTAGTCCGCTTGAAAATATTACTGGGGAATGGGCTTTGAAGTTACCTGCTAAAAATGATACTATTGCGACGCTAAGCGATATCTCGTCTGGAGGTGCTGATGTCGTAACGCTTGACGATAGTCAAACTATAACCGGAGAAAAGAATTTTACTGGCGGATTAAAAAAGAACGGGGTAGATGTCGCAACAACCAGTCTTGCAACATCTACTGCGAGCGGCTTGATGTCCTCTACGATGTACAAGATGCTCAATACTCCGGCAAATTATTTAAAGTATTACAATTTAAATGGAGCATATCACTATATTGGTGGACAGGGGACAGCAACTCATTCTAGCGGAAAATATCACCATATCGGCCGATACATAACCAGCGGGACAATCAGTGGAACTGCGGAGGTATCTTTCACAAACTGTTCTGGTAAAATTACGGTTACTGGTTCTAACAGTAAAGTATATATCGAGAATAGTCCGAATTTAACCGTGACGCAGCAGACAAGCGGGAATGTTTTTATAGATGGAAAAGCGCTAATATATGATAAAAGTTCCTTGTATACTGCCATTAATAAAGGCTATCCAAATGGTGTTAAAGTTGGCGGTGAACCTAGCTTTACGAATTTTGGATATAAGTATTATATAGTCCAAGCAGTACTGTCAGATCATTGCGAGGGAACATTACCGCCAGGCGAAAATGGATCCATCTTTTCACTGTCAGGCTCTGGGAATTATTTTGGTCTCATGTGTATACAATTAACTTACAACGTAATAAAACCCATTGTTTCACGCGAATGGGAAATTATAGGTACTGGATCAAATAAAACAATTAATGTTTTTGATAAAAATTCTGTATATTATATCAGTAAATTATATGGAGTGAAACAATGAAAGTTGCAATTCGAGAAAATGATGTTTTTTTAGAGAGAGATTGGCATGAATGGTGTACGGCAGAAATACTCAGTGGGAATCCATACCTATATCAAATAGTAGACTTGCCCGAGGATGTATCTGATATTGATGCCTTGGACTTTGAATGCTTTGAAAAAATAGGAGAAAAGTATGAGTTAAAAAAAGAGATCTATGAAGCAAAAAAGAAGAAAAAGTCAAAATTATCAAAAGAAGCTGAAATATTGCGGTATCGTAGGGGGACAGAGTGTTTTCCATATGTAGATCGTGGCGAGTTTTGGTATGCTAAACTCACAAATGAGCAAAAGGAAGAGTTGCAAGAATGGTATCAGGCGTGGCTGGATGTAACAGATACAAAAGAGATACCAGAAAAGCCGACATGGCTAAATTAAACGGAGGAGATATGGAGGAAGCAATTGAACTGATGGTGTCTGCCAAGGAAGAGTGCGAGACGATCGCGCTGTACCTGGGCAGGATGGAGAAGGCGCAGGACGAGCGCACGAAAGAGGACTACCGTACCGCGATCAAAGAGGAGATGAAGCATGCACTCATGTTTCTCGAGCGGGCGACAGAACTCACTGGGATAGATCCCGAGGATTACGAGGTGGAGCATGATTAAGACAATTACACTCAACTATACGTTTGGCTCTCTGGACAGCAGGGAGCCTTTTCTATGTAACGTAGAGGACCCGCTGCTGCTCAGCTTCAAGAGCGTATACGCGATCACAGAGGCCGTTGTTACGCTGGAAAACACCGGGAGCGGCAGGCATAAGAGCATTCGGACAAGCGAAACTGCGCTCTTTCCCGTACCCGAGGAGTTTCTGACTGCCGGGGAGTTGAAGATCAAGATCGGGCTGCTGTTGAACGGCGAAATCGTCAAGGAGTTCACGGTCGAGCCGCTGATCCTCAAAGAGGTGGACGGTGCAATCCAGACCTTTCCGGCGGTCGAGGAGCTGCGGGAAAAGCTGGAAGCGCAGGACAAGACGCTCCGACAGCTGGTGGAAGGCTATAACAGCATGATCGACTACAACAAGGAGCTGGAACAGCGGATTCGCGAGTGCGAGGATCGCTATGATCCCGCAAACATTCTTTAGGAGGTATGATAATATGGATTTCAATGCAATTTGGGCGCAGATTGAGCCCTACGTTACCTGGTTTCTCTCTACCGGTATCGGCGGATTTCTCACTTATTTACTGGCAAGGCTGCTTGCGCGCAAGTGGTTCAAGGCGAACGACGTGGATAACTTTATTTCCAACGTGGTGACCGGCTTAACCGGAAAGACGCTAGACATTGATTTTACGGCTTATACGGAAAAGCAGCTCTCTGAAATGCAGAAGGCACTGCAATCGACGTTTGAGGAGCGCCAGAAGGATATCGAGAAGAAGACGCAGGAGATGATTGCCGTGATGAAGGATTTGTCGGCGATTTATCTGCGGTCTAAGATCATTACGGACGAAGACAGAGCCAAATTGCAGGCGCACGTGGACGAATTGCCGGAAGAGACGCCGCAGGTTGAGGAACCCAGGAAAGAGCCGATGAAGATTGTGCTGGAACCGGCAAAGCCGCAGGAAAAGGGCGCGGAGAAGCCGTCGATGGTTAACTTCGACTGACGAGGTGCGCCATGAAAAAAACAGCAGGCAGAGTAATCTGCACGGTATTGGAGGCACTGTTCTATCTGGCAGTGCCTCTCGCCTTTATCCTTTGGCAGTATGCGAGCATTGAGAATACGCCCGAGACCGTGTCCTTTAAACTGGGCTTTGGGGGATGTATCGCGCTCCTGATCGTCTTTCTCATACTCAAAAAGCTCTTCCTCAATAAATATCTTCAGCGCATTACGGACAAAATCACGCGGTTTGAGGGGGATATCGAAACAGAGGTCGAACAGGAGAAGATCACCCATATCGAGAACAGTCTCAAGCATTATTACAGCCTGGAAGTACTATTCAACATGCTGCTACCGGCAATGCTGGTCTTGATTCTCTTTGTGGCCTGTAAGGGGCTGGAAACACAGCTGGTAAAGTTTTCGGGCGCAGTCGGGTTCATAGGCCTGTCCATGCTGGCAGGCTTCGTGGTGAGCCTTATAAAGGCCCGTATGGTGGTCAGCAAGAGGAGAAAAGATGAAAGCCAGAAGAATTAATTTCCGGGCATGGATCACGGCGATCTTTGTCGTGTGCGTTGCCCTGTTCAATATCCTGTATGACTATGTTTCGGTGTCGTTCGATCCGCAGATCTTCTGCAATGCCGAATACTGGGTGACCATGCTGCTGATCAATGGATCGGTCCTGATGATTATGTTTTCCATGCGCGGCGCGGCGAAGATTCGGTATGTAGAGAGAGACGAGAGCATACAGACCTGTATTCGGAATCTGGATGAATGCTATATTTCACTTTCGCAGCACAAGCTCATGAGCGATTTTGACGAATTCGTCAAGGCGGAAAATCTGAGACGGAAGAAAGCGGCGTATAAGGCAAAGCTGACGAACCGAATCCGGAAGTGTAAGAATGCGAAGAAGAAAGCAGCGTTGGAACAGAGGCTCGCTAAACTGGATGAGGAGATAGAGGATATCAAAGTGAAATACCACCCGGTGAAGATCGGAACCTTGTTCTCAATGTCCAATATCAAGTCATTTGAGGACGAAAATCTGGATATCTCGGAAACAGGCGAGATTGTCGTCCGAACCTTGAACAAGGCGCTGGGCATGCTGGGCGTAGGCGTGTTCGGTCTGTCGCTGACGGTGACGCAGGGACAGCTGGGGCTATCGCTGATTGTGACCACAGTATTCAAGATCCTGCAAATCGCCTTGGCAATCTATATCGGAATCACGGATGGGGAGAGCTTTGCCCGCGACGTCATTCTGCCAAAGCTCAAACTCCGCCTCAAATTTGTCCAACAGTTCCTGGAAAATAGAAATCATGAATCCGCTTAGACGGAAATGAGAAGAGCTCATCCAATAGAGGATGGGCTCTGTTTTTTTTATTGAAAGATAACAAAATAAAAACACATAAAAAAATATGTACAAATCGCTTGACACATAATTAAATATGTGTTATAATTATAACAGAATCAAGGAGGAAGGAATGACTAGCACAGAAATAATAAAAAAATTAAAAGCTGACGGCTGGATAGAAGTCAATGTAGTTGGTAGTCATCACCAATATAAGCATCCGACTAAACCTGGGCGAGTGACAGTGAAACACCCTTGCAAAGATATCCCGATCGGGACTCAGAAATCAATCGAAAAGCAAGCGGGGCTAAAATTTTAGCCCCTTGTCAAGACTTATAATAGAGAGGTATTATTATGAAAGATATTTATTGTTATGCAGCGATATTAGAGAAAAGTAAAGAAAGTTACGGCGTCTATTTTCCTGATCTTCCCGGATGTACCAGCGGTGGAGATACAATCGAAGAAGCAATGAAAGATGCGAAGGAAGCATTGCTTTTGCATCTATACGGAATGGAGCAAGACGGAGATGAGATTCCGGATCCCTCTGCTGTGGAAAATATAAAACCTAAGGAAGGAGAATATGTTTTTTTGGTAGAAGGAAATTATAAGTTATACAAGGGCATGATGAAAAGACAGAGGAAAACCTGCACACTTACTGTCCCAGCTGCGTTGTATGTGGCCGCTAAAGAAAGTGGGCTTAACATGTCGCAAGTGTTTCAGGATGCATTGAGAGATCAATTAGGGCTATAATAGTGTATTATTATCGTACTATTTTTAGGTACGGTGATTAGGTACAAATTTATAAAATTACCTTAAATCTGGCGAAATACAACAGAAAACAAATATATAAAACTACTGTTTTATATCTGATTTTTCACTTAAAACAACAAAAAAAGAGGACAATCAAATCCGCGCTAGTCCACCAATTAAAAAACCACAATATATAGTATGATTTTTATTATAAAAAGCACTATATATTGTGGTTTTTTGTTTTTGGGTACGAATTAGGTACATTTATTTAAAACTGTTAATACTAATTCATCGTCCTTAGGCATGATATGCGCATAAGTGTTTAGTGTTTGCGTTATGTTGGAATGTCCCAATCGTTTTGCGACGGCAACAATATTGACGCCATTTGAAAGCAAGAGCGAAGCGTGGCTATGTCTGAGATCGTGAATCCTTATTCTTTTCACGCCACTTTTTTCAATGGCTCTGATAAAGCTTCTGTCTATCGTTGATTCAGGTAATGGGTTTTCATTTCCAAAAATATACGGGCCGGGTTTTTCCTGGATTAGAGCCTGTATGTCGTCTGCCAAACTATCAGGGATTCGAATAGTTCGATTGCTACTCAGCGTTTTTGGCGAGGTAATACGGTAACCTGGGCCAGATTTATTAATACGTTTTTTTGTCTTGGTCTTTATGACTTTCAACACCTTGGATGCATAATCGAAATCATCAATGGTTAAGGCTAATGCTTCACCCTTTCGCATGCCAGTTAAGTATAGAGTTCGAAAATAGACTTTACAGTCTTGTCTTTCTATACAAGAATAGAATTGCTGGAATTCTTCTGTCGTCCAAATTTGCATTTCCTCTTTCTGGATTGCAAAATTTTTAGGTACCGACATTTTTTTAAATGGTGAAGGAGGCGTATCGAATTCTTTGTTCCCATATAAGAGTACGCTATTGAAGCGGCCGCGTATGTTTTTTTTATAACTGTACTTTAAGTCTGTACGCAGCCAAAGTTCTTTTTGCCAGGCTTCTAAAGCTGCTTTATCTATTTTCGATATAGGCGTATTTTTAAACTGCGGCAATACATAACTTTGGATAATTTGAGCCAATGCATATTGGGTACTCTCTTTTGCGTTTAACGAAAGGTAGCTTTGATATGCTGAATAGATTTGGCCGAACGTAATTTCATCACCTTTTTTATTTGCCCGAACAGGTTTAATATAGGTTTGCATGAACTCACGGTATGCGGTTTCCGCATCGGCCTTACGACGAAAGCCAGATAGTCGCTTGTTATGCTCACCAGTCTCGTCCACAATCCGAAAGCGCACCGACCAGAGCTTTGATGATTTATTTTGTTCATAGCTTGCCATGATTTAATCCTTAAGCAATCGTGAAGTATTTTGGTTCTGCAATACGCGAAGTTGCGATCTCGCCATTGCGTTTAACTGTTTAAGTCTTTCGCCTTGAGCTAATCCCTGCTCAATAAGGATCGCATTATAGCTCTCCATGTTAGCAATTACAAGCAGTTGTTCAATGCTGGCGTAGTCACGGATATTTCCTTTTTTCGTCGGATTTTCATCACGCCACTGTTTTGCGGTTTTCCCAAAGAGAGCGACATTCAAAACGTCAGCTTCATTGGCATAGACAAAAGTTATCTGCTGATCAGAGAGAGTAGGGACGATGTTTTCTTTGATAGCGTCTGTATGAATACGATAATTGACTTTTGCAAGTTCGCGTTTAGAAGTCCACTCCAATTCTTTTTGTTCTTCAATTTTTAAGCGCTGAAACTCTTTTATAAGATATAATTCGAACTCAACCGAAATCCAACTTGCAAACTTAAAAGCAATATCTCGATGCGCGTATGTTCCGCCATATCTACCTGCTTTGGAAATAAGCCCGATTGCGTTTGTTTTCTCGATCCAATCTTGTGCCGTCAGAACAAAAGAATTTTCACCCGACAGACTTTTAATGTTACCGAATTCGGTTACATTAAAATTCGGATTGTTGAGCGTCTCCCATAAACCTAAATACTGAATCGTAGAATTAGTCCGCAGCCAGTGCGCTATTACAATACCAGAATGTTTTGGGTTTTTAGCTTTTGCCATATCGGTCAAACAAATATAGTCTGTTTCATTGATCTTTTGATAATTAACACTTATTCCTTTCACTTCAATCTGATTGTTTTTCATTTTGGCCTCCGTAGATTTCTATATAGTTGTTAAGTAATCCTTGACAACTGATCTATTTATAGCAAAGTTTCAACTTTTTTAACTACGCCAAGGATATGGAATTCAATTCCGGGAGTAATAACAATAGGTTGAAAGTCCGGGTTATCCGGCATTAGGACGATTGCATTATCCAGCTTCTTAAAGCGTTTCACAGTAGCGTCTTGACTGTCTACAAGAGCGACTACAATATCACCGTCATTAGCGTCGTCCTGTCTATGAACAGTAACGATAGACCCATGGCGAATCCCGGCGTTCTTCATGCTCTCGCCTTCGACCTGCAAGGCAAAATACTCGTTAGCCGGTTTCAGGTTAGTATATGTATATCCAATGTATTCCTGCTGAGCTTCAAGAGGAATACCCGCAGCGACGCGACCCAAAATAGGGATCGCGTTTTTTTCTACCTCGTAGGGCATTCCGCCGATCTGCTTCACCATTGCGTCGAGCGGGTCAGTGTTACGACCGAGAAGATAATCGACGGAAACTCCGAAATAGTCCGCCAGCTTGATTAGTGAGGCTTGGTCTGGCTGCCATTTTTCTTTTTCCCAGCCAGATAGATTAGATTGTGTGACGCCTAAAATACTGGCTAGTTTTGCTTGCGTAATACGATTTGCCAACCTTAATTCCTTAATTTTATTCATAGTTCACCTTATGATAAGAATTTCTAATATAAGTATATCTGGATTTTATGAGTTGTGCAAATATATTTAACAAAAAATTTATGAGAATATCTTATAATTTAGTTGACAATGAGATTTTCTTGTATTATAATATGAGTAAATCTTGTAAAAGAAAATCTCACAAGGAGGAATTATGGAATTTAAACAATTGCTGAAAGAGAAAAATGTGTCACAAGTCAATATTGCAAAATGTATTGGAAAGACGCAATCTCTAGTCAGTCAATGGGTAAATGGGCTATGCACGCCACAGCCGTCAGATATCTTAAAACTTGCCGAGGCTCTGAACTGTTCGGTAGAGGACATAGTAAACTGTTTCAAGGAGCCGCAAAAAAGTTTTTCCGCTAGAATGTAAGTAGCAAGAAAAAAATATCAACATTCTAGCGGAAATCGCTTGACAAAGCAAGCGATTAAAAATCTTGAAAGGAGGTTGTCATGTTTAAGGAGCTAATCAAGAGACAGGATATCACCTATGCACAGATAGGACGAAAGCTGAAAGTCTCGCGGGAAGCTGTTTCCGCATGGGCGAGAGGCGTTTCCGCGCCGCCGATTAAGAGAGTTCCTGATCTAGCGAAAATTCTGGACTGTACGATCGAGGAAATCGTGCTGTGTTTCAAGGAAAAATAAAAGCACCCCTAATGGAGTGCAAGGAGGGAATATGATAGCAACATCAATTGTTCATCAAGTACTTAGTTTTATTTCTGTATTTCTTGCGGGAATGTCGATAGGAATGAGTATTATCGGGCTATTGCACGCGAGTGATAAACGATCAGCCAAAAAACCAGTTAAGAATAGAGATGATGAGACCAGCCGATCCGATAAATAAAGATAACAGAAAGTCTCTTTTTCTGAGCCTGCTTTCTTCTTTAAGAGCTTTTTCATTATCTTCATTTGATATCCTGATTTGATTTTCGATACCCCTAATGCGCTCTAGGATAGAGGCCTTGAAATGTAATTCTTGCTGGTCTTTCAGTTCATCTTTAAGATATTGTTCCGCTACTTCAATCCCTTTATCGGTTAAAATGGGGATGCCTAAAGGATCGTTTGGATTATACATAATATACTCATTATCTTCAAAAAATTTGTTGTTATCTTTGAAAGCAGTATATTTTTTTAATCTTTCGGTATCTTCATATAATTCTATAAGGTAATTAATTTGTTCTTTTGTCATAAACAGCCAGCCCCCGGTTAAAATTAAACTCAATTTTTTTGTTAAGTATAACATATTGAACAAAAACAAGCAATAAAAAAGCACCCTGGCGGGTGCGGAGAATAGTCACAAAACGGAGGTTTGAAATGAAAGAATCGGCGACAAATCCTGAAGAAATTTTGAAAAAAGAGTTTCTCAGTAATTCAGACATGGTGAAAATAACTGGTCTTTCAATGACTTCGGTTATTTCTCTCATGAAGAAGATTCGTTTTGTCTCTGATACGCTTGGAATCCGCGGCTATATTCATAGACAGGATTACTTTGCATATCTGGAATTTAAAAGGAACGAATCCGAAAGAAAACTGGCGGCAAGAATGCAATAAGGAAAGAACGAAATGAAAAAGGATGAGTATGCTTATGAAAACAGGGCAAAGGAAAAGCCCCGCACCAACACGAGGAAGTGAAGTGATGCGAGGCCCGAATGAAAGGCCGGGGGAGGCCTTAGATCCCTATTATAATAACACAAATCGGAAAGAAAGTCAAGCGATCATCCTCACTATACCGAGGAGTGGCGCAGCGTTTGAGAGGCTCAAACAGAGGCAGAGGCTGTTCCAGCTGGCAATGTACCATTGGAGCAGAGGAGAACATGCGAAGGCAGAAGAATTATTATACGAGCGGGACAAGCTCAAGGAGGAAGCATTATGACGCTGGAAACGAGACGGGAGAAATGCCAGGAGATTTTTGACAAGTTCAAAGAGGACTGGAGGACGCGTGCAGAGCTGGAGAACATCGAAATTACATACAACCAGGGGGACGTATGTTTTTACTACAAGGGCAATCTGTTCAGCGAGGTTCCGATCATTGCATTTGAGAGCATGTTTCAGGGAGTGATCAATCTGCGCCGGCTGATGTTGAAAGAGCTGAAAGAGTTTTTTGAGAACCTGTGAGGGAGGCTGTAAATGCACATTTATGAAATTGACAGTCGGCTGAGGAAGCTGATGGACGGAGAGATAGAAGAGTACGTGAACATGGAGACCGGGGAGGTAGACCGTGAGCGGCTTAATGAGGAGATTAAAAATCTACATATGGCAGCGGAAGAGCGGGAAGAATCGCTGGCGTGTCTGGCGGCCGAGAAGCGAGCTGCTGCGGATGTACTCAAGGAAAAGGCAAAAGCAATATTGGATCGAGCAAAGCGAGCGGAGCGAGACGCGGAGTGGCTGCGCGCACTGGTAGCGTCGAGCATGATGCTGCGCGGCGTGAAGAAGCTGGAGACGGCGCAAATTGCGGCGACCGTGACAACGACAAAATCGGTGGAGATTGAGGACATGCGAGCCTTGCCGGGGAGCTTTATCCGTGTAAAGACGGTAGAAGAGCCGGACAAGGTGGCGATCGGGAACGCGATTAAGGCGGGACAGGCAGTGCCGGGCGCATACCTGAAAGAAAATATCGGGTTGAGGTTGAAGTAATGAACGTATATGAGAAGCTGTTGCAGGCGAGAGCGACGCTGTCGGCCATGGGGCTGAAAAAGAGCGGGAAAAACACGTACAGCAAGTATGACTACTACGAGCTTGCGGACATTCTTCCGGCGATCACGGCGGTAAGCAAGGAGGTGGGGATTCTGCCCATTGTTTCCTTTACGGCGGAGACGGCGTACATGCGAATTTACGACGTGCAGGGTGATGGGGTGATAGAGATCACGTCGCCCATGGGGAAGGCAGACCTCAAGGGCTGTCACGAGGTGCAGAACGTGGGAGCGGTGGAGACCTACCAGCGCCGGTATCTGTACATGGCAGCATTCGATATCGTGGACGCGGATATACTGGACGAGAACACTGGTAGAGATACTGCAAAAAAGGATGTGGTCTGTCCGGAGTGCGGGCAGGTGATGAAGGCTGTGACGATGAAGGACGGGACGACAGTGAGCGCTGCGGCGTTCCTGAAGAAGTACGGCAAGTGCAGTCTGTGCGTGAAGCGGGAGAAAGCGAATGGAAAGCCCGATTGAACGGATCAAGGGGAAGATCGTAGGATATGACGAACAGGGGCTGCTTACCATACAGGCAAGATACGACAACATCGACATGCTGCTCAAGCGGAACTATAAGGACGTAAATATCGAGCTGATCGACAGCCGGCCGATCTCGGACAGGCAGCGGCGTATGTGCTACGCAATGATCCGTGAGATATCGGACTGGATGGGACAGGGGAACGGGGAGACGTTCCGGGAGCTGGTGAAGGAATCCCGCAAGCTGGATTTCATGGTGAATGAGATCAACGAGAATGCAGACAGGCTGTTCAGTCTCTCAAACGCACCCATGAGCCTTATAGCGGCTTTTCAGAAGTATCTGGTACACTTCATCATAGAGAACGGAATTCCCGTCAGAAAGCCGCTGTACGCGTACGTGGACGATATGCAGGATTATCTGTATTATTGCCTGATTCATAAGACGTGCGCGGTGTGCGGAAGGCCTGCGGATCTTCACCACATAGACCGCGTGGGCATGGGCGGGAACAGGGACGAGATGATCCATGAAGGCATGGAATGCATCAGCCTGTGCCGGACGCACCATCAGGAAGTACATAACAAGGGCGAAAAGGTATTCTTTGAGGAATACCACTTCGACAGAGGGATCGAGCTGGACAAGACCCTCTGCCGCATCTATAAACTCAAAACGAGAGGAGAGAGAGCATGAATCGAGTAATCATGGTAGGGAATCTGACGAAGGACCCGGAGCTGTCGGAAACGCCGAACGGAATAAAAGTCTGCCGGTTCGGAATTGCTGTTCAGCGGAAGTATGGGAACGAGCAGGGCAAGAAGGAAGCGGACTTTTTCAATGTGATTGCATGGAGAGGTCTGGCGGAATCGGTAGCAAAGTACCTTGAAAAGGGTAGCAAAGCGGGAGTATCGGGCAGCCTGCAAACGCGTACATACGACGCCAACGACGGGAGCAAGCGATACGCGACGGAGATTGTGGCGGATGAAGTAGAGTTTCTGTCGCAGAGGAAGACGGAGAATGCGCGTCCGAGCGTGGACGAACTCCCGCCGATAGATGATCCTGACCTGCCTTTTTGAGATATATGACGTCAAGCAAATACCGCGCCCGAAAGACGGAGATAGACGGAATCGTATTTGACAGCGCGAAGGAAGCGCGGAGATATCTCGATCTCAAGCTGCTGGAACGCTGCGGAGAAATTAAGGGCTTGGAGCGGCAAGTCAGATACGAGCTATTGCCGAAAAACGGGCGCGAGAGAGCTGTTTACTATGTAGCCGACTTCCGATACGAGGAGAATGGGAAACGCGTCGTAGAGGACGTGAAGGGCGTGAGAACGAGGGAATATATCCTCAAGAGAAAGATGTTCAAGTACAGATACCCGGAGATAGAGTTCCGGGAGAGCTGAAAGAAAACCGGGTGGCGCCGATGTTCTCAAAAAGAGGGTGGCGGCGTTGTCTGTAGAAAACAGGGGTGGCTCCGATGTTCGAAAACCGGGTGGCGGAGATGTTCCTGAAACAAGCTGAGGAGGAGACATGTCAAAGACGGGGCTGAAATGGTTCCGCATGGACGTAGTTTTCGACGACAATTTCGAGCTTGTATGCGCCGAATACGGCAGCAAAGCATTTGAGGTAATCGTTCGATTGTGGCAGAAAGTCTACGAATCGGGTTATTACTGCGAATGGAATGAGGAGGTTGCATTGTTGTTCGCGAGGAAATATTCGCTGGGTGGCAGTGCCGTTTCCGAAATCACAAAGTGCGCGGTCAAACGAGGTCTATTCGATCGGCAGATGCTGGATAGATACGGGATATTGACGTCGCACGGCATACAGGAGTGGTACTTCGACAGCGTAGACCGCCGAAAGACTGTGGAGATAGTCAAAGACTACCTTCTGGTGGATGTCGCCCAAAAACTCAAAGATGTTAACATAATTTATAAAAATGTTAGCAGAAATGCGGAAAATGTAAGCAGAAATTCATACAGACAGACACAACAGACAGACATAACAGATAGAGGGAGTAGCGCAGAGCCTGAAACTCCGCCCGCGCCCCGAGAGAAAAGGTTTGTCAAGCCGACCTTGGAGGAAGTGACGGACTTTTGTCTGGAGCAGAAACTGAGGAATGTAAAGCCGCAGGACTTCTGGGACTATTACGAGAGCAACGGTTGGAAGGTCGGGAAGCAGTCGATGAAGAACTGGCAGGCGGCGATTCGTCGGTGGGATCGGAACGAGTATAGCCCTGCTGGCGCTGCACGGGGAAATCCAGGATCATTCAAGGATTATCCGCAGAGAAATTACTCGAAAGAGGAGCTGGAAAGCTTATTTGAGGAGGCAGAGCGGTTTTGAAGGGTTTGAGCGCATTGATGGAAGCGAGAGGGATTACAGCGAAGGAGCTGGCGAAAATCATGGGTGTTCACCGAGACACGATATCGCTATGGAGAAACAATCCGCAGGAGATAGGAAGGAACAGCAAAGAGAAGCTGTGCGAGTACTTCCGCTGCCGTGTGGGCGATCTGGAGAAGTTCAGTTTGGAGGAGTGAGGAATGAAATATAGGTTGACAGACGAGACAAAAGAGTGGTTCGGAAGGACGTTACATAGAATAAAGGCGTTAAAATCTTTCGGAGATATAAGTGCCGGAGAGAAAGGTGGCTGGATCGAGAAAGAAGAAAACCTTTCGCAAGAAGGCTCGTGTTGGGTCTATGGCGACGCACGGGTCT